TCCGAAAGGAGATACCAGAGAAAGATGAGCATAAAATGTCTAAGGAGTATAAGAAATTATCTCCTAAGATGAAGGATGCTGTTGACGCTATTTTCAAGGAAATGGAGTCTAAACCCTCAGATTTCCTAAATACTTTTGACAAAACTATTACAAAAGTCTCAAAAGAGTTTAGAGTTCCACCAAAGAAACTTTTAGACTATTTTGAGAATGAAGTATTAACAGTAATTTAGGAAGAAGAACCATGCAAGTAAAAGGTAACGCAACTGCCCTATCTGGAACAACTCAGTTCACTGAAGCTGGTGCAGTTTGGGTATTTAACACTGGTTCTGCTGGAACGGTTACAGTTCGTAATGTCGGAGACACTGCTGATGTAGGAACAATTTATGTTGGCGGTGGTGCTGGTATTGTTGTTCATCTACATCCTGGCGAGGGCATTCGTGGTGCAGGCACCATGTATGGAACACATATAGTTGCAGCGGGGTATTAAGACATGAAACTTATTGCAGAACAGATACAAGAAGTAGAATACATCGTTGAAGAAAAAGACGGTGGTGGAAAAGATATGAAGATTCGTGGAATCTTCATGCAGGCAGACATGAAAAACCGTAATGGTCGTGTCTACCCAATGAGTGTTCTTCAAAAAGAAGTCGCTCGTTACAACAAAGAATTTGTTGCTGAAGGACGTGCATTCGGCGAACTTGGACACCCAGAGGGCCCAACTGTCAATCTTGACAGAGTTTCGCACATGATCACAAAACTGGAAGCTGATGGAAAGAACTTTATTGGTGAGGCGAAACTGCTCTCTACTCCAATGGGGGAAATTGCGAAAGCACTAATCAAAGATGGTGGTAAACTTGGTGTCTCTTCACGAGGCATGGGTTCACTAGAATCTAAGGGTGGTGCAAATTATGTGAAAGATGATTTTTATCTTGCAACTGCGGCAGATATTGTTGCAGACCCTTCTGCTCCTCAGGCCTTCGTTGAGGGTATTATGGAAGGAAAAGAATGGGTGTGGGATAACGGTATTCTCAAAGAAGTCGAGATTGCTAAAATCAGAGATGAGATTAACGAAAGTGTAAGAAAGAGACAGTCAAATGTTTCCGCACTTGCATTTGCGAAATTCTTGTCAAAACTTTAATCATTATAAATATGTTAATACAACAACTCAAGGAGAAATCCCAATGTCAGAACTAGACAAGACTATTGAGGAACTAGAAGCAGAAGTTGCTGCGGAGCTTGAAGAAGCTGCACAGGACGCCCCAACAAAGGGTGCTGCTAAAGGCGACTCGATGGATTCAGTAGAGGGTGAGCGTCAAGACTTGGGTGGTGCCGGTGCTGATACACCAGAAGAGAAATCTGCTTCGCATAACAATGCGGCAAAAGCAAAAAAGGTTTCTGGTGATGCACAGCAAAAAGGTGCTGCTGGAGAACAGGGCGGAGAACCTTCTGCAACTAAAATCCAAGAACCTCTTGCTGCTGGTCATGAAGTTGACCATGATGGAGAGGAACTAGAAGAAGCTCGTATGACTAAAGAGGCAATGAAAGATGCTATGATTGAAAAACTATCAGGCATGAAATCAGTTGAACTCAAGGCTGCATACGATGCTATGATGTCAGACAAAGAAGAAGAAGAGGAGTCAGTTGACGAATCTACTTTGGAAGATCGTCTTGCATCTGTAGATGTTTCTGAAGATGTTTCTGCACTTACAGAAGGTGAAGAACTATCTGAAGAGTTCAAAACTAAGGCTGCAACAATCTTTGAAGCCGCAGTTAAATCTAAACTTCGTTCAGAAGTTGAAAGAATTGAAACTGCTAAAAAAGAAGAAGTCGCAGAACAAATCGAATCTGTTCGTGCCGAAATCACTGAAAAAGTTGATTCTTACATGAACTATGTCGTAGAAGAGTGGATGAAAGAGAACGAAATTGCAATCGAAAGAGGTCTCAAAGGTGAGATTGCTGAAGATTTCATTACTGGTCTCAAGTCTCTCTTTGAAGAACATTACATTGATGTTCCGGCAGAAAAGTATGACCTACTAGGAACTCAGTCTGATAAGATTGATGAACTAGAGTCTAAACTCAATGAACAAATTGAAAAGACTGCTGCTATTAAGAAGCAGAACGATCAACTAGTTCGTGAGTCAGTCTTTGCAGAAGTTGCTTCCGACCTCGCTGATACAGAAGTTGAGAAGTTTAAGTCTCTTGCAGAGGATGTTGATTTTACTGATGAAGACGGTTTCAGAGGTAAACTCAATACGCTTAAGGAAAGTTATTTTCCTAAGGCAACCACTATCGCTGAATCTGTAGACTCTGAAACTGATGGTTCAGATGCCTTCGATACAACTGGTGCAATGGCCGCTTACATGGCTGCGATCAGTAAAAATGTAAAGCGAGCTAATGAAAAGTAAGTGAAAACTGGACTTTTTATAAATATTATTAGAAAAACTCAATAAGGAGAAACTACAATGTTCCAAACAGAACATCTACAGGAAAAGTGGCAGCCAGTCCTAGAACACAATGATCTTCCAGAGATCAAGGATTCTTATCGCAAGGCTGTAACCACAGTTATCCTAGAAAACCAAGAAAAAGCACTTCGTGAGGACAGAGGTTTCCTCGGCGAGGCTGCACCAACTAACGCAACAGGCTCTGATGTGCAAAATTGGGATCCGATCCTAATTTCTCTCGTTAGACGCTCTATGCCTAACCTTATCGCATATGATGTCGCTGGTGTTCAACCAATGACTGGCCCAACTGGACTAATCTTTGCGATGCGTTCACGCTACACCTCACAGGCTGGTGGCGAAACCTTCTACAATGAGGCTGATTCAGACTTCTCTGGAACTGGTGCTCAAGTAGGAACTAACCCTGCTGTTCTTAACGATAGTGTCCCTGGCACATACACTAACGGCACAGGTATGACAACTGCTGCTGCAGAAGCACTTGGTGACTCTGCTTCAAACAGTTTTGCTGAAATGGCGTTCTCAATCGAGAAGCAGTCAGTTGAGGCGAAATCTCGTGCTCTAAAGGCAGAATACACAATGGAACTTGCACAAGACCTCAAGGCGATTCATGGTTTGGACGCTGAGACTGAACTTGCAAATATCCTTTCTTCTGAAATTCTTAACGAAATCAACCGTGAAGTTATCAGAACAATCTACACCTCTGCTAAAGTTGGTGCTCAGACTGATACTGCTGCTTCTGGTATCTTCGACATGGATGTTGATTCAAACGGTCGTTGGTCAGTTGAGAAGTTCAAGGGTCTAATGTTCCAAGTTGAGAGAGAAGCAAATGTTATCGCTCAACAGACTCGTAGAGGTAAAGGTAATGTCATCATCTGTTCTTCTGATGTTGCTTCTGCACTTCAGATGGCTGGTGTTCTAGACACTTCACCTGCTCTTAACAACAACCTAAATGTTGACGATGCTGGTAATACTTTCGCTGGTGTTCTTAACGGACGCTACAAAGTATACATCGATCCATATTCTGCAAACGCTGCTGACAAACAGTTCTTCGTTGTAGGATATAAGGGAACTTCCCCTTACGATGCAGGTCTCTTCTACTGCCCATATGTTCCACTACAGATGGTTCGTGCAGTTGGTGAGAACACATTCCAACCAAAGATTGGTTTCAAGACACGCTACGGCATGACTGCAAACCCATTCGCTGGTGGTGCAACTGCTCGTGGTGGTGTTATCACTGCAAACGACAATGTTTACTACAGAAGAGTTCAAGTTACAAACCTAATGTAATCTGGTTTATAATAAGAAACTTTAGTAATAAAGTCAAAATTTGGGAGAACCTTCGGGTTCTCCCTTTTTTATGGGCGTTATAAATACTAGTGTAAAAGGAATAATACAATGGTAGAATTTAACCCACTTTTAAGACAACCAGAAACACTTGACTTTGCTAGTCCAAGTCAGTTTAGGTTTTCTTTACTTAAAATTCCTACAGTAGAATATTTTGCAACTCAAGTCAATATTCCAGGCATTAGTTTTTCTGGTGACGCTGCAATCAACACTAGATTCAAATCCGTTGCATTTATGGGTGATACTCTAGATTTCAGTGACTTGGAAGTAACCTTTCTCGTAGGGGAAACACTTCAGAACTATCGTGAAATACACGATTGGATGACAGGTATTGCGTTTCCAAAAAATACACAACAGTTTGCTGATGCTGTATCAAATTCAGAGTCTACTAGACCAGCAGGCGGTAGTGGAAGAGCAAATCCATCCAGATTGATGAGTGATGCGACATTAACTATTTTGTCAAACAAGAATAATCCTATACTAAGGGCAAACTTTACCAACTGTTACCCTACATCACTTTCTGGATTAAACTACAATACACAACAAACTGATACTGAACAATTGACAGCAACAGTTACCTTCAAATACGACATCTACGAATTTGAAGTTTTATAAATAAATTTGAGCAGATGATAAGGTTGACTTGAACAATCAACTTTTAGTCTCCTCAGTGGGATAATATAGAACAGCAAGTTCTAACCAATCACTGCTCACTTTATATAATGGAGATATTATGACACTTGATGAATTACAGGCACAGGCCGAAAAAGACCTAAAAATGGATGACTTGGAACTCGCTGATGAGTCTCTAAAGTCTGCTTCCCTTCACCAAAAATATCTAAACATCTATAACACATTCAGACAACTTCATCTTATGAATGAGGGAACTTATCGTGTTCTCTATCGTAAGAAGTGGGAGTATTATGGTGGTAAGGCAGACCCAGAAGTCTACCGTGATAATCCATTCGACCATAAAATCTTAAAACAAGACATACCAATCTACCTTGAGTCAGATGAAGAACTTATCAAGCAAAAACAAAAGGTGGAATATTACAAGATGTGTATGGATTCTTGTGAAAGAATTCTAAAACAAATCCAACAAAGAGGTTGGGATATTAAGAACGCAATCGAATGGCGTAAGTTTGTTGACGGTGCAATTTAGTGACAGACATTACCAAAAAGAATGATGTCTATTTACAAGTAGACACAGATAGATCAACGGCAAGAGCGCTCGCAGACTTCTTTACATTTGAAGTGCCGGGCGCTAAGTTTATGCCTGCCTATCGCAATCGTATTTGGGATGGAAAAATAAGATTATTTTCTCCACAGACAGGAGAATTATATGTTGGTTTGCTTCCTTATCTAATAAAGTGTTTAGAGGATTATGAGGAAGAATATACAGTAAGTGAGGAACTTAAAGATGAAAGAAAAATTGACAGAGAAATACTCAATGGGTTCATTGGAAGACTTGGACTCAGAAGTAATGGAAGACCTATACAACCTCGTGACTATCAAGTTGATGCTGTTGAGCATTGCATCAGAAAACATCGTTCCCTTCTTCTTAGTCCTACTGCTTCTGGTAAATCACTCATTATCTATATTCTAATACGATATTATATGTTGCTTCTGAAAGAACAAGCAACAGATAAGATTCTTATTCTTGTTCCAACAACATCTCTGGTAGAACAAATGTATTCTGACTTTATCGACTATGGTTGGGATGAGAAGTATATGCAGAAGATTTACAGTGGACATGACAAAGAGGTAACGAAATCAGTTGTCATTTCTACATGGCAGTCTATCTATAAATTCCCAAAAAAATATTTTGAACAATTTGGTTTGGTGGTTGGAGATGAGGCACACTTATTTAAGGCAAAGTCTTTGACAACAATTATGTCCAAACTGGAACAATGTAAGTATCGCTTTGGTCTAACAGGAACATTGGATGGGATGCAAACGCACAGATTGGTGCTTGAGGGATTGTTTGGGACACTAAATAAAGTCATTACTACCAAAGAGTTGATTGATAAAAAGACACTTGCCGAATTTAAGATTAAATCTCTTGTATTGACATACCCAGAACATGAGTGTAAACTCGTGAAGGATATGAAATACCAAGACGAAATTGACTTTATTGTAACTCATCCAAAAAGAAACGAATTTATCAGAGATTTGGCTCTGACAATAAGAGGTAACACTCTGGTGTTATTCCAGTTTGTTGAGAAACATGGGGACATTCTCTATTCACAAATTAAAGATGCTACTGAAAGAAAAGTATTCTATGTATTTGGTGGAACGGACACCACCACTCGTGAAGAGATTAGGGCGATCACGGAAAAGGAAAAGGACGCTATCATTGTTGCGTCTTATGGCACTTTTTCTACTGGTATCAATATTCGCAATCTCCATAACATCGTGTTCTCATCTCCAAGTAAGTCCCGCATTAGAACATTGCAGTCGATTGGCCGTGGATTGCGTAGGAGTGAAACTAAAGATACCGCTACCCTCTTTGACATTGCAGATGACCTCACCTATAAGTCAAGAAAGAATTTCACTATCAATCACTTTCTAGAGCGAATAAATATCTATAATGAAGAACAGTTTGATTATGAGATTAAAAGGATAAAAATAAAATGACCCATGACAAAGCAAAAATATTAAAATTGTCTAGTGGTGAAGAGATTATCTGTAATGTTTTGAGTAGTTCGGAAGAAAAGTTCATAAGTGTTTCATCACCAATGCAGATTAAAGCATATCCTAAAGCAACATCTAGAGGTATAGAAGAAGCACTTACTTTACAAAGATGGATACATTTTGCTGAAGAAGATGTTTATCGTGTTCCAATATCACAAGTTATTGTATTGGCAGAGGCATCCTATGGATTACACAAATTCTATGAATATTGTGTGAAGAAAAGTAAATGGGAAGAAGAACAAGTTCTTACTCCTCCTACTGATGCTGAACTTGCTGCGATTGAACAAGAGCAAGAATTTGATGATTATGAGGATGAACTAGAAGAATGGGAGCCTGAATCTAAGTTATATCATTAGATCTATTCATTCTCAAACCCAGCATAGGAAATATACCACTCTGTCAAGAGATAGTCAAGACATTTTGCCAATTAAATTTGCTCTTGACAATGAACTGAAATATAGTATAATGTATGAATAGTTGTAAATTTAATTACAACAATATATGTGGAGTTATTATGACTAAAAAACAAAAAGGAGCGCATTATGTCAATAATGCAGAGTTCCTAGAAGCAATGAAAGAATGGAAAGGACGATGCAAAGACGCTGAGGAACTAGGTGAACCACAACCACCAGTGACTAATTACATAGGCGAATGTTTTCTAAAGATTGCAAACCACCTTTCTTATAGACCTAATTTTATCAATTATACCTACAGGGATGAAATGATTTCTGATGGGATTGAGAACTGTCTGCAATACGCACACAATTTTAATCCAGACAAATCTAAGAATCCTTTTGCATATTTTACACAAATTATCTACTACGCATTTCTTCGTAGGATTCAAAAAGAAAAGAAACAACAGCACATCCGACATAAGGTAATTGAGAACATGAGTATTGATGTTCTTGCACTTGGTGAGGATATGGAACAGGCACAATTTGTAGACTATCTACAGAAAAACTTTTTGCCTGATGAAGATGTTTATAAACCTAAGAAGAAAAAGAAATCTGAACCTAAAGGACTTGAAAAATTTTATGATGATGATGGGAATGAAGTAGATGAAGATAGCACTGATAACTGATACTCATTTTGGTGCTCGCAATGATAACCTAGCATTTAACGATTACTTTTATAAGTTTTGGGAAGAGACATTTTTCCCTTACATTGAAAAGCATGGTATTGATACGGTTATTCACTTGGGCGATGTTATGGACAGACGAAAGTTTGTATCCTATAAGATTGCCAAAGATTTTCGTGAGCGTTTTATTCAAAAGTTTGTAGATTTAGGAGTTACCGTCCACATGATGGTTGGTAATCACGACACATTCTACAAGAACACAAACGATGTCAACTCTCTATCAGAATTGGTAGAGGGTAGATTCCCTAGTCTGTATGTTTACCCAGAAGCAACAACGGTAGAGTTTGATGGAACGCCCATCTGTTTCTTGCCGTGGATTTGTTCTGATAACTATTCACACACAATGAATCATATCAAAGGAACAAAGGCACAGGTTGCAATGGGGCATCTAGAAATCAATGGTTTTGAGATGCACGCTGGACACTTTGCAGAAAATGGTTATGACAAGACATTTCTAAACAAGTTTGATACTGTATTCAGTGGACACTTCCATAAGAAGTCTGATGATGGTCATGTTTACTATCTTGGCAACACTTATCAGATGACTTGGAGTGATAGTGGTTGCCCTAAAGGTTTTCATATCTTTGATACAGATACTAGAGAACTTGAACGGATTGTGAACCCATTTACTATCTTTGAAAAAGTTTACTATGATGATACAACGGTTGATTATTCTGCCTTTGATGTCTTGACATTGAAGGAAAAGTTTGTTAAAATCGTGGTTGTTAATAAAAAGGACTTTTATCAGTTCGATAGATTTATTGACAGAGTTCTATCTGAATCTGGTGCCCATGAGGTAAAGATTGTAGAAGATTTTAGTGAATTGGATGCTGCAAATGTTGATGATGCGATTGTTGAAAATGCAGAGGATAACATGACACTTATCGAGCGTTACATTGAAGAACTTGATGTGGATTTGGATAAGAAAAGATTAACAAATATGATGAAATCATTATATGTAGAAGCGAGTGATTTAGAACTTTGATTACATTTAAGTCAGTGAAGTGGAAGAACTTTCTTTCCACAGGAAATCAATTTACCGAAATTCAGTTGGATAGAAGTCCAACTACACTAATCATCGGAGAGAATGGTGCTGGAAAGTCTACCATTCTTGATGCATTGTGTTTTGGTCTTTTCAATAAACCTTTTCGCAACATTTCAAAGACACAACTTATTAACTCTGTGAACGGTGGTTCAAGTATGGTTGAAGTGTGTTTCAATGTTGGTGGAAAAATGGTTAGAGTATGTAGAGGAATCAAACCAAATAAGTTTGAAGTCTATGTAAACGACACATTGATTAACCAAGATGCAAATGCAAGAGATTATCAGAAGCATCTAGAACAACAGATTTTAGGATTAAACTATCGTTCTTTCACACAAGTTGTTATTCTAGGTTCTTCTACCTTTGTTCCTTTTATGCAGTTGTCTACTAAGGCACGCCGTGAGGTTGTTGAAGATATTCTTGACATTAAGATTTTCTCTTTGATGAACTTCTTGTTGAAAAACCGAAACAAAGAATTGACAGAAGAGGTTCGTAATGTTGAGTATCAGTATGACTTGACTAAAGAGAAAGTTATTCTTCAAGAAAAGTTTATTGAAGAAGTAATAAACAATAAGTCTGGTATTATTGCAGAAAATAAACAAAAGATTTTTGACAACCAATCTACTATCAGTTTTAAGCAAGATGACATTAAGGCATTAGAAATTGAAAAGGAAGAGTTGTCTTTCGATGCAGAAGAACAAACAAGGATTGAGCAAAAACTAAGAAAACTAAGTAAAACAGAAGCAGCATTAGAAAATAGAAAGGCAGAACATGACCGTCAAATCGAATTTTTCAAGAACAACGATGAATGCCCGACTTGCGAACAATCAATTACGACTGCAACAAAGCAGACGCAGACAGAACTTCGCACAACAAAAATCAGAGACATTGAAAACGGTATCGCAGATTTACAAAGAATGGAATCAGAAGAACAAGACAGACTCCAATCAATATTAGTAGACTTAGAAAAGATACGACAGAACGATGTAGAAATTGCAAAGATTCGTGCATCCATTAAAGAACTTGAAACCTTTAACTCTAAGTTACAGAAGGATATTGAAACTTATGAGTCTGGTTCTGTGTCTGATGATGATAAGGCGAAACTGTCTGAACTAAAAGGACAGATTAAACTGATTGACGAACAACGCACTAAACTAAAAGAAGATCAGTTCTATGTTGATGTCGCTCGCAATCTGTTACAGGACTCTGGTATCAAAACAAAGATTGTTAAACAGTATTTGCCTATTATGAATAAGTTGGTGAATACATATCTATCATCTATGGATTTCTTTGTCAACTTTAATATTGACGAAAACTTTAACGAAACTATCAAGTCTAGATTTCGTGATGAGTTCTCATATGCTTCGTTTTCTGAAGGTGAGAAAATGCGTATTGACTTAGCACTACTCTTTACTTGGAGAGCAGTTGCAAAGATGAAAAATTCAACTAACACCAATCTTCTTATCTTGGATGAGATTTTTGATAGTTCGTTAGATGGAACAGGGACAGATGATTTCTTGAAAATTCTAAACACATTTCATGACCAGAATGTGTTTGTCATTTCACATAAACAAGATATGTTATTTGACAAGTTCAGAAGCATCATTAAATTTGAAAAGGTCAAGAACTTCTCAAGGATTGCACAATGATATACAGACTATTAGAAGCAGGAAGCCCATCACTAAGTGTGAAACTTCCAGATATTACATTTGAAGAACTAAAGGAAAAACACAACCTAACCCCACAAGAACTTTTGAGAAACCTTAAAGGAACTATGGCGGCAACTGGTGGAATTGGTTTATCTGCAAACCAATGTGGTATTCCAGTTCGTGCCTTTGTTATGTATACAAATCTAGATGAAAGAAATGTAGAGATATTCTTTAATCCAAAGATTACATACGAATCAGAAGAGACAGATATGTATACTGAAGGCTGTCTAACTTATCCATTTCTTTTTCTAAACCTACGCCGTCCAAGATTAGTAGAATTCACTTTTATGGATATAGACGGTAACGAAAGAAAAGGTAAGTTTTCTGGTTTGACTGCTCGTATCTTTCAACACGAATATGACCATATGGAAGGTAAGAACTTTACTCAACTCGCATCTAAAATTAAGTTAGAAATGGGTATGAAAAAGGCACGAAAGAAACTTCAAAAAGTAAGAAAAACAGCATAATTTTTAGAAACCCTTGATTTTCAAGGGTTTTTTTTTAGCAAAAAATGCCAGAAAGTGCTTGACATTGTTGTTATGATAACATATACTGTATATGTAAGTTGAGAGAAAGGACTAAAAATGATTGACTTTATTGGTGCTCGTGACGGTGGTATTGAGTTCTTCGCTGGAACTGGAAACCCTGTTGGATTCGCAAAAACCCCTAAAATGGTTGCTTACATCATCAAGACTAAAGGTCTTGCGACTTCTGTATTCCACAGTTCTTCAATGGACTTTGCTGATGAATATGGGTTCGCTGACTATGATGGTGCGTGGAAACTTTGGGAAACTGGAATGGAGTTAGTATAATGACAATTGATCCGAAATTGAAAAAACATATGGAAGATATGTGGACTGCAACAGAAATCAATGGTGTGAAGATTAAAGAGCGCCATCTTGGTTTTGGTGCTTTACCAGATATTAAATTCATAATGGAAGATGGTTCTTTCCTATCTGCAAAGGCCCTGTTCAATGAATAGGGGTGATTGGGTAGAACTTAAAGGTATTTCCAGACATGGGAAAAATCGTATTAACCAACATGGGTCTAAATGGGTGGTTAATGCACTAGGCACTTTCAATGGGAATGCTGCGGTGAGATGTCGCAGTGAGAACAAGACTTTCAGACTTGGTTCTTTTGGAAAGAAAATGCATGATGAAAGATGGGTGCTTCTAAAAAATGATGAAAATTTTGAAATTGTTTCAAAAACATCTTGACATTGTTGTGAAAACAGACTATACTGAGTATACAAACTTGAAAATCTAAGGAGATTTATATTA